ACAGGCGACCGATCTCACCGAGCATGAAGTTGCCGGGTGCGGCGTACTTCGTGACCTCAATGAACTCGGGCCAGTCACGCAGTGAGCGGCTCTGCGACGGGTGAACGAAGCACACGTAGGTGTCGCCAATGCGAGGGATGTTCTCCCCAGCAAGCGTCTCAACCGCGTCCTTGATGGTCGTGGGTGAGAGGTAGCCCGGTGCAGTCACCGTACCAACGGTGCCACCATCGTACGGCGAGACCGTGGTGCGAGCACCAGACTGCTTGGTCCGACCGAAGGTGAGCGACGGAGCAACCGTCGAGCCACCACCGAACGGGATACCGGCCTTGTACAAGGTGTTGCGTGCTTCGATGTCCATCGACTGGGCCATGTGACGGCCAAGGAGACGGGACGACGACGCCATAACGTCATCGAACGAAGCGTTGAGCAGCAACTCGGTGACCGAGATCGCCTGACCACGCTCTGAGACCGTGATCTGGATCTGGCTGGCCGAGAGGGCCGTGGGCTCCATACGGGTACCTTCCGTCAGGGTCGCACCATCATTCTGGTCGACCGTGAGGTTGGTGTAACGCATGAAGTTGACGGTGAGACCCGGCATGACACCGAGTTCCGTCTTTTTGACAGCGAACTGCTCGAAGCGAAGCACAGGCATAGCCTGAAACAAGATTTCCTTGCTCCAGATAGTCTGGATCGCCGGAGTCAGCGCCGTATCAGATGAGTAGCCGGTCAGAGACGACTGGTCAGCCGCCGTCGTGATCGAGCCACCCGATGGGGCTGGCAGGGCCATGGTTGGGTTCCTCCGTTAGGGGACTATAGGTGATGTGTTGTCTAAAAGCGGCTTTGTGAAGGCCGCGCCTTGAGGAGCCTGTCTCGCATTTGCATGTATTGATCCATCGGCATATTGCGGATGTCTTCCGCCGACAATGTTTGGTGGTCCGCTTGAGTTTCCATTGGCCCAACAGGGGGAGCCGTTACCGGCGACCCCCTCAGCCCACTATTAGCAGACTGCTGGATTGATTCCAGTATAGCACTACTACGGTCCTTAAGTACCGCAATAGATACATCGATCTCCTCTTCTGTGCTACCGGAGACGAGATCACGGAGTTCAGGAATGATGAACTCCTCCTCCTGTTGCATTGTACGAACGAGATACTCATTGAGTTCGCGCAGACGGCGCTCCTTCTCCAGCATCGCATCCTGTGTTTCGCGCTCTTCTTCGATCTTGGACAGGCGCTCCTTCCATTCCGCTTCCACGGTGTTGATCTTCTCGTTGAACTCCGTCTCACGACGAGCGATAAGTTCCTTCGCACTGAGTTCTTCTTCTTCCCTCTGCTTGAGGGCATCGGCCTCGACCTGAGCCAACTTCTCGGCCAGTGTCTTAGCCTCAGCGTTCTCGTCAACTAGGACAGACAACTTGCCCTCCAACGACTTGACTCTTCCCTCGGAATCTTCAAGACGCTTGTAGAGTTTGTCCTTCTCCTGCGTACGAATGCGCTCCACGTCTTCCTCGGTGAATACTCGACCAGTGGCGGACTCTTCTACGCCCACCTCAAATCCAGTCTCTGCCGTTTCCGACTCTGTGGGAACAGTGACCGTGTCGGGTACTACTGCGGCCTTGGGTGCTTCTGCCATTGTTATTGCTCCTTAATTGGTTTGGCGAATACTGCCGTTAATAATGCTACTGCTTAGGTGTCATTTGAAGGTACACGGCGCTGGGCGAACCGGGCGCCGTATGCCCGCTGAATCAACTTGTCTAACAGACCGGCATCTGCGCCGGTCACCATGGGACTGGGGAAGACTTGCTCCCCATTCTCATTAGTTCCTCCACCACCCGGTGGCTCTGCTCCCTCGGGGGGGAGCATACCGGTGGCGGCAAAGATCGCTTGCTGGACTTGAGCGTCGAACATCTGGAGCGTCCCAGAGTCGAGGGCATCGTCCATCTGTTCCTCGAAGACCTCGGCCATCTTCTCGTTCGGGAACTCTTCCCCGAGAATCTTGAGTGCGCCACGCTTAGACTCCAGACCGAGTTGCAGTTTGGCCTGAATCTCGTTGAGTGCGATAAGCACATCCACAGGCAGCGGATCGGGCCAGTGGACAGTGGTCTGGTAGGTCAAGGGGTCGGTCGGGTCCAACTCAATGGCGTTATCCTTCTCGGGATACTCCGACACAGATGCGTCATATAGCAGCAACTCTGGTTGAAAGATCGCTGCCGTTCGGATTACCAGTTCGTTGACGCGCTCAAGGCCCTTGGTAAAGTGAACCTTCTTCATGGTATAGCGGTTCATCATTGGCTGGTATTGGATAGCCAATGCCACTCCGCTGGTATTGGAAATGGGCTGGGTCTGTCCAAGGGCTGTCTCGGGTACGCCAGTAACCTCATGCATTGTGCGCTTTATATACTGTATGTATTCAAGCGCACCGGCCATTTCACCCCGGGACTCTAGGTTGAACACATTACTGTCCTTGGGCAGCCCAGCCCAAACCTTCTTCGGACCCCTCTCCAACTGACTAGCCTTGGCCCCGGTGATGATGGTCACGGGAGCGGCGTGGTAGTTGATGATGTCCGAGACTTCAGCCATCTTCTCGTTCAACTCTCGGTTGAGCGGGATGATGTCCCAGATGTCGCTCTGCCCCCACGGGGAAGACGAAATCGTGGTGTTGGGAATGTGTACCACAGGTACGTGACCGATGGCATTGGGGTAGGTGTCCACCAACTCATCGTTGATGTACTGCTCAACAGTTTCATCCGTGAGGATTTCTGTGAACGTATACACCTGACGGGTACCCTCTGAGGCCGTACCCCAGAACCGGTACTTCAACTTAAACCGCAACAGTCGGTTACGGTCGTGAGGATGGTATTCGGGGAAGCAGTGCGCCGGGTTCAGGGGCAGGATGCGAATCTTGCCAGCAATGGGGATGCCGATGGGGTCCACGTAGGGCTCCTCATAGGCGACCTTAACGAAGCAGTCCCCGGTGACAGAGGCCAACTGGCCCATCTCCCAGAGGGTATGCTCCTTGTTGTTGTGCTGTCCCCACACCTTGTTCAAGAGGTGCGGGATGATGGCGTTGTTCTGCTCAGGGGTCCTGAACTGCACGCCTTTACCGAAGCAGAAGTTCGTGATGTAGTCCGACATGGTGCGGACGTAGTTCAGATAGAACTGGGACTCACCGAACTCACGACGGTATGCCCAATGGTGACCGAGGTACCACGCCCACGCTGCCGAGTACCGGTTCAGTCGTGGGCCGTGGACCTCAAACTCTTCATCGGCCAGTTCAACAAGGCCAAGGGGGGATATAGCAACGGTGAGGTCGCTAGCCGATGCCCGATAGGACGGGGACCAGAAATCAACAGCCATAGGTGTATAGAGCCCTGTTCAAGAGTGTCTTCCTATTTCTAGTATACACCATCATACAACAATGGCGACTCCGGGTCAGTCCACCAGTGAGGCGGTGCCCCTTGTACCACGCTTCGTGGCGATGGCGCCCTTGACGACAGCCAAAGCAGCAGAAACGCCAGCCGCCAAAACCATCTTCCATTGCTCCACGCCCAAGTCCATGACGCTGTTGGTACCAACGGCACCGATAGCGGCCTGAGCGAACGTAGCAGCAGTTCTTTCGAGTAGGTCTCGGTTGAACATATGTCTCTTCCTTGATAGGAAATGGGGAAGGTCCCCCGTGTAGGGGACCATCTACATTATACCCTACTGGGAGTATTCCTTGCCCCGATATAGTGACCATCCGTCTCGGATAGTAACCATCTCCACGTTAAACTTTCCGTCACCCTCTTCATATTGGACGACGGCGAGTCCCTGTTGCCAGTTCTCGTACCGCGTGAGGGGTCGGCCGTCAAGGTCAGTGCCGCCCTTGGTCGAGGGCACCGCACCGTCAATGCGGGCAAGGCACCCCGGAGAAGCAGCCATCACCGTACGTGGACCGTCGTAGTCTTCTCGCGTCTGCTCGGCCCACTCCCGGCGATGAACGTGACCATAAAGAACGGACACCTTCTCCCGCTTCAGGTAGGCATAGGCCGTGCTTGCCCCTGACCTGACGAAGTCCCCGTGGATGACCTTCAGGTGCTCATTGATCCAGACACACGAGGCGGGGTACCCGGCGAGGTACTCCACGTTGAAGTCGTCCAGACGGCAGAGGTTGGGAACACTCAGGACGGGCCAACTGTCGGGGCGCTTACCGGCACGGATACCGAAGGCCGCAGCGGCGTTGTCCAGCATGAAGTTGGTCAGTCGCTCTTCATGGTTGCCTGCCAGCCACTTGATCTCAGCACCGGGAGCAGCCGCCCGCAGTTGAGCACACACCTCCGTGGCCCGGTCCACCGCAGCCTGAGTGGTCTGCTGGAAGGCCGGGGACAGCCGGTACTTTCCCAACTCTGGGAGGTCCAGATTGTCGCCAACCAATACGACTAGGTCGGGGTTGATGTCTTTGGTGATTGCCAGAGACAACGAGATGGAGGTCTCATCATGAGTCGGCTCCAACTCTCCCTCCTTGTTGCGGAAGTACCCGATCTGCATATCGGGTAGAACCACGCCGGTCTTTAGCGCCGACGCCTTCTTGGTGGCAGCACTCTTGGGAAGTTTGATGGCGGGTCCGGGTTGGATGACTGGCCACTCCGGGCCGCTTTCCCACGCCGGAGAAATCTGGATACCAACGAGATCATGGACATGCGCTTCACCCTCGGCGTCCTTTGTTAGTGACTGATACAGGGACACCTTCTTGATGTCCCCAATGTTCTCAATGTCGATCTCGTGCCTCTTCAGCAGAGAGGCCAGTTTGCCAAGGGCGTGCTTAGGAGGTCCGTTGTCGAGTTTCTCTGACAGTGAACTGGTGCTACTCATCTGAGTCGCCCCGGCTTCGACAACTGCACGAGTTCCTCAAGTGCCGCTGTATGGTTGCCGACGACAGGGGGTGGCCCTGACTCGTCAGCACGCTCGCCAACCACGCTGTGGAGTAGACCTTCCTCTGACCGTTGTTCGGGTCAGTGCGGACTTTGTCCAAGGCCCGATCAAGGGCCTCCCTTTCCTCCTCCAACAACTCCCCGCGCATCCTCTCATAGAGGCACTGCCTAGGGGAGGGGTCCCGCAGGGGGGTCTCCAAGGCTTCAACCAGTGTGACCTTCACCGAGTCATCCTCCTAATCACATACCCCTTCTCGTGTTACATATACTACACCATCTTTGTCCCCTGCGGGGGACACATCACTTCTTCGCTGCGGCCTTCTTCGCTGCGGCCTTCTTGCGGGCATCCCGCTTGGGGGTCTTGTGCCACTCCAAGTGGTCGTCCAGTTTCGCGCCGTTACTGTCCACCGAGGACTTGATGACATCAAGGTCACGGGACATGCCGGTGAGTTTGTCCGCTACCACGGCATGGTCTCGTTGGTTCTCGTGGCGGAAGTTACGGATACAGACCCTGAACAACCCGAACACCCCGGTGACGGCTGCCGCCACTA